ATAAAAGCTAGAAAGTTTTCCTGGAATATTACTGGGCAAAAATGGCTGCTATACTTCCCAGATTAAAATTTTAAAGATATGAATACGAAAATTTTGAAGACAATTGTTGATGTGCTTTTTTATTTAATGATTTTAATTCAGTCCAATGAATTAATAGATTTAAAAAGCAAAGTTAAAGAACAGCAAAAACAAATTACAGAGTTGAAAAAAGCATTAGATGCATCAGCTAAATACGCTGAATCAAATAAAAAAGCAGTTGATGCTGCAATTATGCAAAAAGGTGCTCAGCTTAATCTCGTTATAACAGGTGTAAAAACTGGCAACACATATTTATTTGATTTGGTGCAAGATTCATTGAAAGCAGAATATATTGAATTCAAATCAAACAAATAACTATGGCAAATTTTAGATTAGATTATTCGCAGAAACAAGTTATGCAGATATCTAATGACGCTTTCTATTATCTATACTATGGCGAAGAGCCATTAGATGATGATAATTTAGAAGAAGCAAACGAGATATCAAAAATGTTTTCTAGCAATTTCTATATAGAAGATAATTGGGAAGCTGTAGAAAATGAAGGCTTGATAGAAGCCACATTTATCCCATACGTAAAAGATGATTGGGTCTATGAAGAGGAATTAGAGGTATTTGGTGGATGGACTTTGCAAATACACTGGATTGATTCAAACAATGTTAAGATAAGATTCTACAATCCAACAAAAGAGCCATTTGGTGAAGAGATATGTAGTGTGCAGATAAATGATTTCGGTAGGCCTCAGGTGCTTACTGAAAGAGGTGGTTTATATCCACTTTGGAAAACCAAGAAAATAGCTGTTTAGGCCCCCTAGCAATACTTCCCAGATTAAAAATTAAAATAGGCTAAGACGATTTCTTAGCCTATTTTCTTATACACCATTTTGTTTCTCATCAGCTTGCCTTTTCAATTCTTGTACCAATGTATCATACCAAAATGGCATTTTGTTAGCTAACTGATAAAATGTTCTTATGTCTCTTAGCTTAACTGCATATTGCAATTCACGTTTGGAAAGCATGTCTTTCGCTGTATGGAATTGAACTACTGCTTTATCTATCTTAAATAGATAAAATGCTTCGTTTTCTTTAAGTATTCCTAGTTCAGTTCCTTGCGTAAAATAATACGGTAATTTAGGAGTGACCCATATAGATTTGCCTTCACCATATTCTTCGCTTGCAATGTATAAAAATCCAGGATTCACAATGAATGCTTCTCTGTATTGCGCAAAACATCTTCTCAAGCTTACGGGAATATAATTCTTTAACAATGCTTCTACACGCCTATTGATAAAAGCCTCACTTCTAACCATTACTTTTGAATATTCATCTGTAAGAAGTTTTATTAGTAGTTTTTTATGCTCCACTTCAAGCTTAGAATATATGTTTATGAACTCAGAATTGAGGGCTTCTTTTTGAATCTCAAGCTTGCGTCTTTTTATTTCTAGCCGTTTATTTTCTCTTGCTTTTTTCCAAACTGAGACTGTATGGTCCCATTCTGCTCTTTTTTCTGTATAAGTAACAGGCTTGAATTCTATCAAAGGCTTTCCTGATTCGTCACGTTTGATTTCATTATTTTCATCTCGTTGAGCTCTTCTTGTATATCCCCAAGCCCTATCACTCATCATTTCTTCAGGAAGCAAATCATTTTGTAGCATTTCTTCATATTGTATTCTACGTATGCTTTCTGCTACACTTTCATCGTAGTCTTGGTCATCATTTTCTATTTCGTCTACGAATTTAGCTAGCTCTTCGTTCGACAGGTTATTTGATTCTTCTTCCATACATGCTAAATAAATTGTTTAGTATATCAATTGCCATTCTTTTTTCAAACATGCCAAAGTAGCATATTGCTAGTATGATTCTAGCTACAAAATGCATTACTATATACATAAAATATACTGGACAATATAAAAAGCCCAGTATTAACCATAATATTTTTAAACTCTTTTTCATAATTTATCGTTTCTTTTGCTGTAAAACTTTTCTATCATATCAAAATGCTTTCTGTAAATATGCAAATCATGAGCAAAATGGTAATACGTACCTATTGGCACGCCAAGCTCATCAGCCACCATTTTCTGCAATTTTGTGAAACAATATTGGTCATTACAAAAGCCATATACCAAATCATTTGAACGCATTGTAACACACATATCTAATGTTCCAATCAGCGGTTTAATATCAAAACCAATTGATAGTGTGCATGGTGTATCATACATATAGTCATCCTTCTCTTTGCCATCGAATATGGTAAGCCAAGCTCTGCGCGTATCCTTATTTTCATTGAGCTGTTTTATGCATTTTTCTAATTGGCCATTACGCATCCATTGATAACCATAATTAGAATTAACTATGTTATCACCTCCATGCATTTTATCCCATATAGGAGCATACTTCTTAATGTTTTCTACACTCCTGTCTCCTGACATATACCAAGCAAATTCTCTTTCTGCATATTTCTCACTGAATTTGCGCCACTCAGTAGTTATAACTCTTTGCTCTGGATTGAGTAGATAAAAGCCAACGTTGTAAACTGCTTTTGTTCCAACATTGGTGTATATGCCTTGGCCCATTATAAAGCCGTATAAATCCTCAAAGGCTTCTGTTGCATTTTTATAAGATATGTTCATTTTACCACTTTATTAGTATTACTGTTATAAACTTTAAATAATATCTCTTCTGCTTCTTCATTCATAGAATTGCAAATACTTATTGCTTCTTCTATAGATAAGTCTGTAAGCTCTTCGCCATCATCATTTACTGCAATTTCGCCAGTTATAACTCTAATATCGAATGAGTTTGCAGAAGCAAAAGCCTCAGCAGCATCGAGAGCATGTATACAAATATAATGTACTGCGTCCCAGTATACATAAGATAAAGTGCTTGTATCTTTTAATATATCTATATAAAGTTCTCTTAACTTTTCTGGCTTAAACCATCCATGCTCATCCATCCATTTATATTCAGCAAGCCATCTGCCATACCCATTTGTGGCCTTAAACATGTTGGCATAAACAGCCACAAATCTAATAAATTGGTCTGTATAAATGACTTGTGGAATTTCAACTGTTTTCTTTTTAATAGAGCATCGAACTCTTTTTGTGCCATGAGGCATTTTTTCTTCTGTCATGGTAATTAAAAAAAGTTTATATATTTTAGGCTATTCTGGGATGACTTCTCTTAGCTGACTATTAATCTATTATTAAAATATAAAAGTCATCCCAGAAATGAAATTATGTATATCCAGGCTAAACTCCAGTTGAGCCAAAGCCACCAATTCGGTCAGTTTTAGCAATAGATAAATCTTCTTTTTCGAACACTTCTTCTACTGCAGAATACAACACTGGGACTATAATAAATTGTGTTATTTTCATTCCAGGTGTCAAATGCGCTACTCTATTGCCAACATTTACAATGTGCAAATGTACTTCGCCAGGATAATCTTCATCTACTATTTTTGCACCGACTATTAAGCTCGTATTATGTGCTGTCACTTTTGTTTTCATTCCACAACTCTCTTTTGCAGATTTGGATGAAGCTATTCCAGATTTTTCAGCTCCCATTAGCATAGTATCTTTTGGAAGGCCAACGCATATTCCGCTCGGAATAAGTATATCTGTATGTGGCAGCAGTGTTGTTTCTTTGAAATCATTTGGAATGAAAAAATCAATTCCTGCTGATAGACTTGTTCCTCTTTCAGGCAACTTTACGTCTCTAACTCTGAGTACTTTAATATTATCCATTGCTTGTTTATTTTTTCTTTGATGAACTTTTTTCTTTATAACCACTAGCATAAATAGCAGCTGCTTGCTTTTCAGCTTGAGCCTTAGTTGGATATACTTTCCCTGTTGTACCAAATTGGTAACCACCTTTAACTTTATGTACTGGCATAATAATTAATTTTAATGTTGTTTATACTTAGATTTATCTTCAAAGTAATCATGATAAATGATATTGGATACAACATTTGCAACTATATTAGCTAGGAATATGATTCCTTCAACCTTAAGCAAATTCTCAGTGCTAAATTCCCTATCTATCTCATTCTTAATATATTTAAGAAGAGCATTGTTTTCTTGTAACAATGAATAATTAGCTCTGAGTATCTTATTATTTTGCTTAACATATTCTAATATGAGTTGCAATGTTTTATCTTCATCATTCATTTTTGAATAGCTTTAAGCAATTTATCCTCAAGAAATATACACCAATTATTATTAGCCATATCACCAATAATATTGCTATCTATTTCTTCGGTTTGTTTTATTTTACAAATATCATTGGCATGAAAATGCAAAGATGCGACTTGCATTTTAATATTGCCAATAGCCAAATCATTTATTTTTCTTCTTATCCCATTGTAAACATGGGCATAAAATACAGAAAACATAAATGCATCATATGGAAGCAACGTTATAAAATTAGATGACCTCATTTGTACAACCATAAACAGCATTTTATTCTTTATGAAAAAATGAATAGCGTTTGTACAAAGCTTATCTATAGAAGCATCGCTCATAGCATACATATTATTTATACAAAACATTGCATGCCTAGTATATGGATTGTCTGCAAGCTTTTTTATACAGCTTTTTAAACCACCAAGTGTGTATGCATAATATCCATAATTTGAATTGAATTTGTTATTTTTTTCATCAATGCATCTTTTGTATTCATCAAAATATTCGATGATAGATAAGTCTGATTGGTCAGCATGCTTATACCAAAAATACATAGCAGCAGCTTTTCTTAGTTCAAACAATGAAGTATTTGTACTCATACAGTGGTCCATTCGAGGGTCGAATGAATAGCTAAACCCTATGGCTTCTTTAAAGCCTCTTGCATTTGTATATGCTTCTTTTATGAATCTGTCATATACATGCCTCCATCCAGGTGTAAATGTCAAATCAGGATTTGTTACCATGGTTTAATTCTTTAATAAAACGTGAAGCTAATGTATTGAAAACAAATTCAATACTGCTCTTGTGTTCAACTGTATTTAAATCAATGCAAAAACGTTCGCAAGTGCAATTAACATCTGATATGTAAGCAGTATTCAATGTACTAATCATTCTATGCTCATATAACTTAGATATATCAATTGCATCTGGCCTGAATGTATCATCATTGTCTGTATTATTTAATGGCTTAAACTCATATATTACGTCATACACATTGCTGAATGCATATTTTGCGTATTCATCAGTATATGCATATAAATCTTCTAGTAACTGCAATTCATCTCTTGTTAGCTGAGACTTATCTACATAAAATGTAAGATAGAATATTGAATCAGTTATAGCTCTGTCGCATAATACAACACATTTTTCATCCATGAAATGCTGAACTCTTTCTTGCTCGATTTTCCCAATAATTACTTCATTCTGCAATTGCAAATATCTACTTGGAGATTTACGAATCAAGTCTATACTGCAATCTAGTTTTGAAGACCTTATAAGTTCATCTAGCATGACTACTTTTAGTCCGCGCTTCTCAAATATTTCTTTCGCTTTTTTCATGGTGGTTGTTTTACCAGAATAACAACCACCAGAAAAAACTACAAATTTAGTATTGCTCATATAATTATTCAATTACAAATAACAGCGGCTCTTTTCCAGAAACAGCATGTTCTCGCTGATATTCAAAGTTTTGTAGTATATCCTTTACATCAAATACAATTGGACGTCCATGCACGTTAAAGCTTGTATTCACTAAGCATTTGGCATCACATATAGCTTCAACCTCGTTAAGTATCATATTAATCAAGATTTCTTTTTCACTGACTATTTGAGGACGGCCTGTATATATATTATCTTCCAATGTTTTCTTGTGCATTACGCCTGCATATTGATTTGAGAAAGGCTTCTCATAGTCATGTGTACAAATCATAAAATGATTTGAGCCTACAACTCTATGAATACTTTCACCAAATAACTTCTCAGCATTTTTCTGTGTACATACAGGAGCACATGGCATAACCTCATTTCTGTTATTCATATGGTTGTTATTTGCCACGTTTTCTTTAGTAGGCAAAAACAGCGTTGATGTAGAACAAAGAGCACGCGGGCCAAATTCCATATTCCCGTATATAATATTCACTAAGTTACCATCTGAAATAGCATTTGCTATTGACGTTGCAATTTTGTTTAGTCCGTTTTCTGCAACTTTGAAGTAATATATACCTTTTTTATTGCTAAAAGCTTTTTCTGCATTATACATTCTTCTTTTGCCAAATAGCAAATTACCAAAGTTGAAGTTTTCGCCAGTAAACTTTCTGTACATTCCAATTGCAGCGCCTTGGTCGCCTGCTAATGGCATAGCGCAGAATAAGCCAGGAATAGATTCCAATATACGATTATTGAGCTTTACATTGTAGAAACATCCACCTGCAACTATCACATTACTCATATCATAGTCATGAATAATTTGACTAAAATAGATTTCAACTGTCTGCTGAACAAAGTATGCAATTATACATCTCGTAATAAAGTCATACGTTTCTTTGTTCTCAGATACAAAGTTAATGTTTTCAAGAACAGCTTGGAATGTTGTATACCAGTATTTGCGAACATTTGACAGTTTGTTGAAATTAATTATGTTTTCTTCATCACATGATGCATGCCGTATACTATCTTCAGGTGAAGATTTAGCATCAAACATCTTTTTTAGATTTGTTACATTGTATTCAATGAGATGGTCTAATGCGTCAATGCTTTCTTCACTCAAGTATTCATCGATATGTGATTCATAACCTAAAAACTTATATTCATCTTGGTTTTCTTTCATACCGCAGAATGAAGTAGCGTATTGATACATCAATCCAATAGACGCATCATAGCCGAAAACTCTTTTTATAAGTCTTGGTTCAGATATTTTGTTATCTTCTTTGATGCTTTCATAAATAGAAAGTACCTCTTCATTTGTTCCAAAACCATCAGCCACAATCGTACAAATTCTATTGCTATATGGCTCAATCTGTGTGTTGTCCAAGTGCTGTTCAAAGAAAGAGAATGCGCTCCACGCGTGCGCGTCATGATGCGTAAAGTTCTTATCTACGAAGATAATTTTCTTCGATATGTTGAGAAGATTCAAATGGTCAGTATGAGTCATATACTTACTCTCAAACACTTTCTGCGGTGCTTTATTATCAGGTGTACAATCATTGAACCAATGAGATATGTATATATTACAATCACTCATTTTATGAATACCAATGTTATTGATAATTTCGTTTATAGCATCTTTTGGAAACTGGCTATCTGCCTTGATTCCAGAAAGACGTTCTTGCTCGTAGCCAATTACGCTGCTACCTTTGTCGTACACAAATAATGCTGAAGAGCCATGCCCTAATGTAATAAGTAAACTGTTCATATTGTTATTATTTATAAGTTTTTGTTACACTACAAATATAAAAATATTTTTTGATATACCAAAATTTATTCCTATAATTCTTTATTATTTAACGCATTTTAGCTCTTTATATAGCTTAGCAGGAGCTTTTTTCAAAACTGTATATGTGCCGTGTTTAGCACGTTTTAGCACGCCTAGTTTAATGAGCTCTGACTTATATCTGTCTATCGTGTTATTAGATGTGTTAAAACCTAGATTCACATCTAAAACAATTAATTGATTTCTCGTGATTTCTTGGCCAATTCTAGAATTGATGAAATCTCTCATGTAAGGGTAATATTTTGCCATTATTGTATAATTCTATAATATCCTTGACTAATTCTTTTAATCTTGCCCGTATTTATAAATGTTACTAAGCATTTATTTGTTCTGTTTTCAATTGATTTGCAATCGAAATAAAAATACTTTTGCATTATCAAATCGTATACATCACGACGTGTGAGCATATCTCCTTTTTTCATATGTTCATTGATGTAATCTCTTACATATATAAGATACTCAGGAGTTCTGTCTACTGATTTTCTTATACAGTCACTTTTTCCAAATTTATCTTTTATGATAACATAATCTTCTGGAATTGGTTTAAGTACTTTGTAACAGCCTTGCGTTATAAACTCAATATAACCTTGTTTAGTAGCTATATTCCTGTAACTGTCGATTGTAGTGTTGCCACTGAATCCATCTGCTTTTACTCTTTCTGAATTAAGTTCAAACAGTTGCTTTCTTGTAATTTCCTTACCTACATTTTTATTAACAAATGCAACAAAATCTTTGAATAAGCTTTTTTCTTTCATACTATAAAAATTTTTTATATTTTTCAATTTTTGCTTTAATGCTATCCATCAAGCAATTTTGTTTTTTGTCTTTTTGTCTCAATGAACTTATCACGTCTTCATCGTGGGTACCAAGCATCACAAGATGATTTATAATCACATGGTTTTGCTGTCCTTGTCTGTACAAACGAGCATTGAACTGTTGATATAGCTCTAGGCTCCATGTTTGGCCATACCAAACTATTATATTCCCTCCTGACTGTAAATTCAGGCCGTGTCCAGCTGAAGCTGGATGCGCTAACATTACTTGAATTTTCCCTTCGTTCCATTCTTGTATATCTTTATTTGTTTTCAACTCCCTCGGCTTATATGCTTTTAGATATTCTTTGATTCTGTCCCTGTCAAATTGATATGTCCAAGCAACAAGCACAGATTGGCCGTTTGCATCTTCAATTATCTCTTTAAGAGCTTCAAGTTTAATATTATGAACTGGAAATACTTTTCTTTCCTCATCATACACAGCGCCATTAGCAAACTGTAGTAACTTATTTGAAAGAGCAGCTGCATTAACCACATTTATTTCCAATTGCTTTTCTACAAATATTGAGTTGCCATTCTCATCTTCCTCTTCTACAGTCTGTGTGGTATTAATCAAATCTAGCACCTTGTTTTTCTCAAAATCATCATATTGCTTTTTTATAGCGTCTGGCATTCTAAGCTTTATTATATTATCAGTTCTAAAAGGCATGCTTAAATAATCTTGTGCTTT